AAGATCAGAATTTTTCAGGACTTTTCGGTTCTTTAAAACCTGCAAGTGCGGAAGCCAGAACTGAAGTTGAAGTCAAGGTATCCGCGGAAGACGGAAGTTCGGCTACTATAAATAAAGTAAAATCAACCGGAAAACAGAAAGTAAATATAAAAAATCAGTCTAATTTTGGTCGAATATATAGCGGGGCGGTGACAGGATGAGTTGGAGACAGAACTTACAAAAAGCATCTTTTCGGGGGGTACCGTTTGAGGTAGAGTCGTCCGATACGGGAGTTGGACGTCGTACGGAAATGCATGTATATGCTAATACTTTAACGGGGAAGTATAAAGACTATGTATGGGCAAAAGACCTTGGCGCCGAACCTGATTCATTTATGATCGAAGGGTATGTAATTCAGAATTCAAATAATAGTTATGATTATTTTGATGAACGGGATGCTTTGATTTCAGCTTTAAAAACACAAGGCCCGGGCATTCTTATACATCCTTTTTATAAAGATTCCGTACGGGTATCTGTAGACGGCAAAGTAAGAATAAGTGAAAATTTTACCAAGGAAGGCGGAATTGCCAAATTTACAATAAATTTTGTACAATATAATGAACCTATATTCTCACAGTTAGATACTGATCATGTTAATGCAGTTGATAAGTCCGCACTAGATACAATTAACGCTGCGTTAGATAATTTTACATCTTTAATGAATACTGCCGGGGCTTTTTTAAATAATCTGACTGCACCTATTGTTACGATAATGAATAAAGTTCAAACAGCTATAAATTCCGTAAAAGGCGCAATAGCATCCACTATTTCAGCTGCAATTGGAATTGTAAATACAGCGATTTCTTTAATTGATACCGTTTTAAATACACCTTGTGATTTAATAAATACAATCAAAGATGCTGCTGATTCGATTCTGGGACTTGTAGGACTGGCCGGGGAAGTAGTCTCGGGCGGAATAATAGGGGGATGTTCGGGGACTACTCGCGGCGATGTAATCGTTATGGATGGAAATAGCATAGATAAAGATATAGGAATTTCAGCTACGGAAAGTATCGTAAATGCTTCTGATTTTACATCAGATAGTATAGTTGCGGATAGTATAAATACATCCAATACCGGTGGAAGTTTGCCTGAAGGTCAATCTGATAATATGGATTTGATTACAGTATCAAGTCAGGCTTTATTATTAGCGAATGCTACTACAATAGCAATTAGAATTGAATACTCAAGTGAAAATGAAATGCTTAATCTGTTGGATAAAGTTGCAACTGGATTCGAGAACTTACTTTATAGAATCGGTGAATTAGGGGAAGATGTAAACGATCCTTTACTTTATCAATCAGTGTATGATTTAAGAACTGTTTTTATCAAATCAATGCTTAATAAAAACATAGGTCTTGTTAAGGAAATTCAATACGAAGTTCCGACTGACGTTATGTCAACACTGGAATTATCTTATAATAAGTATGAAGATATCAATAGATGCGCGGAGATATTTAACAGAAACAGAAATTTTATAAAACATCCGGGATTTATGCCGAATGGAGAACAAATAAATATATTGAGTGAATAATGGCTGAGTTAGTTTTAAAAATAAATAACGTGTCCTATAAGGGATTTGAGCAGGTTCAAATATCACGCAGTATGTTAAATATATGCGGCGGGTTCGTGGTGTCAGCCAATAACTTTTTTCAAGGTGGGACTAATTCGCAACAAATTAAAATAGGTCAAGGCGTTAAAATCGAAATAGACGGGCAATTGGTATTAGATGGCTGGATCGATAAAATGCCGATCGAGTACGGTGAAAATACGGATAATATAGAAATATACGGCAGGGATAAGACTTCCGATTTAGTTGATTGTTGTTTTGATTTTACTCCTAATGAATGGAAAAATCAAACTGTTGGCAATTTAATTAAAAATCTCTGTAATCCATTCGGTATTGCAGTTGAAGTTGACAATACTGCAACGACGGAATCTAATATTAAAGTTGAGACTTTTAAGGCTAATGAAGGAATTCCAGTTTATGAACTTATTTCGGAACTTTGCAGAGATCAAGGTATTTTGCCGTTATGTTATGGCGATGGGAAATTAACTTTAACAAAGGCTGGGGGTAATTATGCGGATGATTCCATTGTAGATGGTATTAACATTCTAAAAGGGAAATTATTACTTGATAATGAAGACAGGTATAGTTCATATAAAGTTAAAGGATATGGAATAGGAACAGATGAAAAAGCATTGGCTGATTTTATAAGTTGTTTCGGTGAGTTCAGTGATGGCATTATCACCCGTACCAGGCCATATGTGGAATTCGCGGAAAGTGTAACCAATAATGGGCAATGTAAAAAGAAAGCTATTTCAATAGCGCGGTTAAAAGCGGGATTGTCAAGGGCTAATGTATATTCAATTTCAAACTGGATACAAACTACCGGGAAAGTCTGGAAAATAAATAAGTTGGTACGTGTTAAAGACAGATTTGCGGGTATAGATACTACGATGTTAATATTCAGTGTAGATTATACTTATTATGAAGAAGGCGGAGATATAACGCAAATTATGGTATGCGATAAAAATACTTTTTCTTTGTCTGAAAATGAAATTACTATTAAATCGAGGTTTGATGCATGACTTTGTTTGATTTTAATAAATTTTTAATTTCGATTAAAAGTAAAATTTATTTAATTATAGGCAGAGCTATTTTAACGGCCGTAAAGAATAGTGAAAAAACCCAGAAGATACAGGTTACTTTGCTAAAAGATGAAACAGTGACAGATATTGAGCGCTTTCAGGAATACGGGTTCGAAGCATATCCTTTAACAGGATCAGCGGAATCCGTAATTGCATTTATAAACGGAAACAGGGATCAGGGGATTGCTTTATGTGTGCATGACCGTGAATACAGGCCGGATGATTTGTCCGAAGGCGATGTAAGGCATTATGATTATAGGGGTAACAAGATAACATGTTCGGCAGTAGGAATTGAAATTGAAGATAAAGACGGGAATAAAATTACTTGCAAAAATACAGGTATCGAAATAGAAGATAAAAACAGTAATAAAGTAAAAATGGAGTCTACGGGAATGACTCTTGAAACAGGCGATGCTTCCACATGGAAGCCATGCATAATACCGAGTTGCATTTTTTCCGGCGCGCCACATGGTGGCAGTGTCGGGGGGATCGTTAAACTAAAAGGAGCTTAATTATGGCAATGATCGGGAATGACTTGGGAGACGCTATTAAAAATGCCGTTGATGGTGTCGGTGATTTAACAGACAGACAGGCAATATTCAGGGCTATTGGAACTGCGATTGTAGATTATATAACAACAAATGGAACTATTGATCTGACAGCCTTGTTCACGCTTGGAACTCCGGTTCCAAATGATGGCGGGGCGGCTTTACAGACTGCATGGAAAGCAGCTGGAGCGCAAAGTTCCGTAATAGGATAAGTATGGCAAATGATATAAAAATTTTATGGGATGATGATTATCTAAGCGGAGATATTGAGTTCGATAACGGCGATCTTACGAGAGAGTCCGGACTTGAGACCTCAATATTGATGTCATTATTTGCAAATAGAAGGGCTGATTTGGATGATACGTTGCCTGATCCGGATAATGATGATAGGCAGGGATGGTGGGGCGATCAGGTTTCCGAATATGAGGACGATCAAATAGGCAGTAAATTATGGTTATTGTCAAGATCAAAAACAGATCAGGATACTTTAATTAAGGCGGAATCTTATGCTAAAGAATCTTTACAGTGGTTGCTTGACGATGGGGTTAGTGCAAAAAATGAAGTAGATGTTTATAGATTAAACAGACCGGATGGGTCGGCAACATTGGCGTTACATGTTAAAATTTATCAAAGTAACGGTAGTGTTACGGAAATGCAATTTGATGATCTTTGGGCGTCACAATTAGGAGGATAAATGTTTACGAGACCAACACTTCTGGAAATAGTAAATAGAATAATAAATGATATTAAAACCCGTATAACTGGCGCGTCTACTCTTTTAAGGCGTTCAATTTTAAGAGTTTTGGGAACCGTATACGCAGGGGCGGTACATCTTTTATACGGGAATATCGAGTATAATAAAGATCAACTTTTTGTTACAACAGCAGATGAAGATTATCTTCCTTTACACGGAGGTGAATATAATATACTTCGTACTGCTGCGGTTAAAGCTACCGGGCAGGCTTTGGCTACGGGAACTAACGGAACTATAATTCCAATTTATACCGAACTGGAATCAACTACCGGACAGTCCTATTTAACTGATGCGGCTTACACTATTACAGGCGGTCAGGTTTTAATGGATTTAACCGCTAAAGTTGCCGGAGCTGATGGAAATGAAGACGGAAGCACGGTTTTGAGTTTTGTATCTCCCATACCTGGGATAGATACTTCAGCTACTATAACAGCTTCGGGGATAGACGGCGGAACGGACGAAGAAGAAGTTGAAGCATATAGGCAGAGAATATTAAACAGGAAAAGACGCCCGCCTCATGGTGGGGCCGAATTTGATTATACAGTATGGATGAAAGAAGTATCAGGAGTTACGAGGGCATGGTCAATTCCACTTTATCAGGGAGTAGGCACGATAGGATGCGCTTTTGTAAGAGATGGCGATGATGATATAATACCGAGTGATTCTGAAATAAGTACTGTAAGAAGTTACATAATAAGTCATACCGATCCTGTTACAGGGAAAACGGTTGGAATTCCAGTGACAGCGGAAGCAGGATTATACATGATTACATTAACGGAATTAAGCGTTAATATGACAATAGAAATATATCCGAATACGACTACAATACAAACTTTAGCGAGTGCTGCAATTGATGAATTGATACAAACTTACGGAGGCCCGGGACAAGCTATTTATAAATCTCAGGTTAATGATGTCATAGCGAGTATAGCGGGAGAAGAAAGACATAAGATTACTTTTCCGACTGGATTGGATTACATAACAGCGGCTACAAATCAAATTCATGTTCCCGGGACTTACACGTACGAGGTTTATAATGGGTAGAACCTATATAGAATATAGAAAACTTCTTCAATCATTATTACCGAAAGGGTTTTTTAATAAAAATGAAGAATCGATTTTAACTCAATTCTTAAACGGACTCGGCGATGAATTATCGAGGGTTGAGGGAAGAAGTGAAGATTTAATTGACGAAGCATTTTCAGGTACTATTACGGAACTTTTGGAAGAATGGGAAGAAGATTTTAATTTACCTGAATTTGGTCAGGAACTTGCAGGAACTACGTCAGGACGCAGGGCAACAATTAAATCTAAAATTGTAGCGGTTGGGCAACAAAATAAAGAATATTTTGAAGAAATTGCGCTTGCATTAGGCTGGACAATTGATATAACTGAATTTGAAAAAGGACTTGCCGGAATTATACAAGCCGGGGTTGATGTAGCAACTCCTGATGATTGCGTATTTTACTGGATGGTAAACGTATATGTAAGTGATCCGAATAATGCTGATATTTTAGAGTTAATAAATAATATTAAACAGTATAAACCGGGACATACGATAGTTCTTTTCAGGTTTTATGATGTAGGTTATAGTAATGGATTTTCTAATGGTTTTAATGCTGTTCCCTGGTGGGATGGTTCATGGTGGCCGTTAGGATTTGATAGGGGTTATAGTAATGGATTCGCAAACGCTTATGATTATGATGGATATAGATTAACGGGAGGTTTTTCTAATGGATTTTCAGAAGGATTTGATTCATATCGAGGCGGAGGATTCGAATTTAATAGTTATAGTGATGGTTTTTTAAAACCGTCTTAATTTTAATTTAAGGAGAAAACTAATGGCAGATACTCAACGCAGCAGGGCGCAAATATTATCTCTTTATGCAGATAACGTAACTGGACAGATAAGTCCACAGGATGCAAGAGATTTTATCGTTACGGTTATGGAAGAGGAATTTAGCAACGCCGGAGATTTCTGGGCGAAACCGCAAGCAAAATATTCTCTCACTGATAAAACAGCAAGAGGATTTAAAATGTACAGTCAGTACATAGGAAGCGACGTTTCATGGATGAACATACTTTATCAGGATCAATCAACCGGTTACTGGATGAGGGCTGATGTCGCAGATAGTACAAAGACAGGTGGATTGATGGGACTTGCGATGGACAGTTATACATCGGGGGCAAGTACAGCTACAGTATTGATTGAGGGACTTGTTTACGATAGTTCTTTTTCGACGGTATTTAGTAGACTTATAGGAAGACCAGTTTTTCTTGATAGCGGAGTACCGGGATCAATATCAGCAGGAATTACGGCTAATAGTGTTTTAGTTGTAGGCTATATTGCTGGAAGTGACAATCACGGCGGTTCTGCGATTGGGAAGTGGTTTTTCAGGGTGAACGATTGGAGCGCGCGTGGACAATAACTAGAGGGGTAAAATTATGTTTCGCATTGAAGCTGAAAATGTAGATACGTCTACAGGAGTTAATTTATTTAAAACAACACCGCCTTATACAGTAATTACTCCTGAATGGGTTAATTCCGTTCAGGAGGAAATCATGTATGTAGTTGAACAGGCTGGACTTCCCATACTTGGTGAAGCAAATGACACACGTACACAACTCTGGACAGCTATAAGAAACATAGCACAGAGTTATGATTATATTGTAGATAGCCAGGCTACTTTTGTGGCATTGTTTACCCGTACCGGAGCGAATGCTTACGATATATACGGAGATTATAAATCTGTATATTTTAAGAATATAAGCGGCGGTTATGAATTCAGTAATGTTCTGAGTGACGGTGATACATGGGGTGATATTTACACTAATAATTGTGAACATTTAGAATTTGAAAACGGAACTTATATAGATTTTGCAAATGCAGTCGGGAACATTACAGTAGAGACTACAGGTTGTTTGCTTAAAAATGTAGACATCCGGGGAGCAGGCAGTGTAGCTTCAGCGATAACGGAATCATTTAAACTTAATGCGAATTATGTAACTTTTGAAAACTGTAAAACTTCTCAACGATTAAGTAATACTACATTTAACGGATTTGAAGGCAGCGGGACTGCGGCGCATAATCAAACAAGTAAATATGTTAATTGTTCCGCTTACACCTTGGATAGCAGTGGGGATGTATCAGGTTTTAATGCCTGTTTTAATATTGTTAACGGACTTGCTTATGATATTGACTCTTCAGTGGCAAATGACGCTTATGGGTTTAATACTTGCAGTTATTTGTCTTCATGCTATGCAACTGATATTGATAGTGTCGGGGGTACTGCATACGGGTTCGATTCCTGTACATATAAGGATATAAGCTGCTATTCTGATGAGGCAAGTACACAGCTTGATATAGGAGCTAATTTCTATAGTTTAGGTCAATCAGGTTTTGGCACAACATCAGTCAAAGGAGCAGCAGGAGTAGTCCACATAGCGAATGGAACAAATGCTGATACGAATTGGAATTCGGCGGCTCCGCTGATAATAGAAAGAAATGATGATGCGGTTTTAAATATAAGAACTCCCAATAATAAAATAGGTGCAATAATTTTTTCTGATCCCGACGCTGTACTTTCTGGATATATTCGGTATGATCATTCTGCTGATGATTTGACTTTCTATACTGGAGCTTCTGGAAGAGCAAGATTTAATGCCACAGGACTTTACATAGGAGGAGCTGCAAATCCCTCCAACTTATTGCACATACAGGGAACGACTACTCCGCAATTCAGGATTGCTTATGATGCAGATAGTTACTGGACTGTGAGTGTTGCAAATGGTGGTGGAATTACATGGGCAGCAGGAGAAGCTACTGGAGATTTTAATATTTATCCCGGCGCATCTAATCCTTATTTAGACTTGTATTCTGCTGGTGCTACAACCGTTTTAAGAATAATAGATAGTACCGGAACCAGAATATTAGCACTATCCCAGAATAGTACAAATGGAATTATTTCTAATGGATACGGAAATTTACTCCTTTCTTCCGGTACCGCCGGAACAAATAATATAACAATCTCCAACACCACAGACTCCTCCTCAAAAGACACAGGAGCATTGATAGTAGAAGGGGGCGTGGGGATTGAAAAGAATCTGAGTGTTGGTGAAACTATAACTACTTATGGTGCAAATGGGTTAACTGCATGGGATGGCGGTGGAACAGAATATATTAGAGTAATACACGATGGAACAGATGGAAATATTTCTACAACAGGAGGTGGAGGAGGAGGAAATATAAAATTTGCAAATTGCGGAATAGAAATAGCAGCTACATATAAACTAGGGATTGGATTACCTGCTGGGGCTTACCAATTAAATCTCCAAACTGATTCAGCTGGAAAACCATCAACAAATACTTGGACTATTGTATCAGATAAAAGGTTAAAAAAGGATTTTCGAGATTTTAAAGAAGGGTTAAGTACAATTTTATCTTTAAATCCAGTATGGTATAAATATAATGGTAAAGGTGGATTTAAAGATGATGGGAAAGAAAATATTGGATTTATTG